TAGTTGCTTTTTCGGAGCTTTGTTCGGTAAATACGAAGCTTAATATGGTCTCTGGATTATCTTTGGCTCCATACGTAATAAGGCTGATGTATCGCCTACTAAAATGGGGATTACTCCTGCTGCAGCTCTTACTTTTTCTTTATAATTTTCTTCACTATGATATCTAATCAGCTCCTCCAAAAGCACGTCCATGGCTGTCAAATCCCTACGCGCCTTCTGTATTGCTTCAAGCATTTTCCTGTTTTCCGGAACATTTACTACCGGAACCATCTTCTGACTGCTCTGCTTCACTTCCGGCTTCACTTCGTCCTTTGCCCGGAAGTAGAAATCTACCAGATAATCATATACCTGCCATGCTTTGTCTGTGTTCAGGGACTTAGCGTGGAGCAGAGCGCCTTTTTCGGTCCAGAGATACAGGATCTTAGCATATTTAAATTGAGTATCAAATTGATACTTTGCTTTAATTTCTGCTGAGTGAGGAATCCTTACTTCGTTTTCCTCTTGTTTTTCATCTTGGTGAGGAATCCTTACCTCGTTTTTGAATGCTTTTAATTCAACTCCGGTAAGAACTATGTAATGTTTGCCTTCAACAAATCTGTCTCTATTTGCATGAAAATTTTGTTTGATACAGTCCACTGTTGTATCATAACAATCAGCTATTTGTGCGCTGGTTAAAACTCTCTGTCCTCTTGATTCAACTACATATAAATTACGCATAAAAAAACTCCTTTCAAATTTTGGTTCTTGAAAGAAATTCCCACCTGCATTATAATATTTACAGAAGGAAACTTCTGACGTAGGGTGTTGGTTTGATTGGTAGTCGGGCAACACTCTACTCTTTTATTTCGGCATAAACTTTTCTGATTCCTTCTCGGATTACATCTGCTTTCGACTTTCCCGTTGCCTTACAACAATACTCTAAAATCTTGACATCTTCATCCGACATTCTGATTCTTGTATCATACTTTTTAGGTGAATCAGTCGGCCTGCCAGTCCTTGGTGACATAACTTTCCTCCTTTCTTTTGGTGACACATAAATAATATATTGTGGTTACACAAAAGTCAAGAAGTATTTTTTATCTGTACATAAGCCCCGGATCTCTCCGGAGCCATACTTAGTTAAACTGGATAACCAGCCGTGTGCCTGCTCCAACAATGCCGTCTACCTTGATTCCGTAGTGCTCCTGAGCCGCCATTACCGCTGCTCTGGTAGCCTTACCGTAGATTCCGTCGATATTGCTCTTTCCCTTGCTGTTCTTCTCGGGCAAGAATCCCAGCCGAATCAGGTGGTGCTGTACCCACTTGATATCATTGCCAGACATCTTCGGGCCTATTTTGGGTATGTAGATTACTCTCTCCGGTACCGGATACTGACAGCCTACCGGATCCTTGGCCGGGATCTTGCCATACCAGATGTTAAGATCCACACGGCCATTGATTCCGGGCACGATACCAGCACTGCTCCACTGCCATCCCTCCAGCGTGTGGCAGATTGCAGGCTGCTTCTTAACATCCGGCAGCTGCTTGATGGTCTTGGCCGTGGTGGACGGATACCGGGCAATCCAGAAGCCATGCTTCAGATAGCCCGCCCAAGGCTTGATGTATGAATTATAGAATGACAATCCGGTATAAACGCCGAACTCATATCCAGCGGCGGTGATCACCTCACCGTATGCATTGATGATGGCAATCAGGGTCTTACCCTTTCCTTTCAGGCAGGCGTCCTCTACGTCGAGCCAGATCTTGACCTTACGGCCATTCAGAATATTCAATACCTTCTGGGCGTCCTGAATGGCCTTGGCCACGCTGGTCGCATAGCTGTAATTATATACTCCGGCCAGCGCCATACCTGCTTTCTCACAGCCCTCCCAGTTCGCTTCGAACCGTTTATCCGGGAGTAAGTCTTTCCGGATGACTTTCAGGATGGCCGCATCCACTCCGGCGGCCTTCACCTTTTTCCAGTCGACGACTCCGTTATAGGCCGATACATCAATTACAATCTTACTCATTCTCACTCACCTCCGGAATACCAGCTACGCTGGTGAGTACAGACAGCAGAGCCGCCAGCGCCGATGCACTGACCACCATCTTCCAATCTACAGCTCCAATGACCGCCGCTGCGCCAATGGTGCCGACTGCGGTCTGGGCTGCCGTCTTAACCGCTCGGATGCCTGCTGCCTTGAACCACTTTACAGTGTCTACACTTGCTTTAAATACACAATTTTTCATATTGCTTCTCCTTTCACATTCCAAACTGGTGGAAGATATATCCCACCACGATTCCGATGATTACTGTGAGCACATATCCAGAAGCAGTACGCCACTTCTCGCCGTCCCTGCTTTCCAACTTTTCAAGTCTATGCCCCTGGCTTTCCTGCTCTCTGACCATGCCTTCGATTGAGTAGGCCAGCTTTTCGACCGAGGCCGTCAATGAGGAGAGCTGCTGCACACTCTTCTCCAGAATCTCAATCCGGCGATTCTGCCGATGATTCTCCTCCTCGATTCGTTTGACGAATTCTTCATGCTCCGCCCTGCTGATTTGTGTTTCCATTGGGTTTTCTCCTATGGGGTTTACGAGTTACAGAAAAGACCATCTTCGTGAAGTCACGAAAATGATCTGATTTACGGGTTACTATTCAGTTTTTTCTCCAGACTCGGTAGTTCGGTAAATGCAAATAAAAGTAGTTTTGAGATTCTTACTGGTACATTAGGTGAACAAAACATTACTACCTATCTTCCTTTTCCAGATGGTTATAACTCTACTAATTGCATGACTATTAGTATGATGGTGTATGTAAGCTCAGACTACATTGGAAATGCAATAAATCAAGATTGGGTGTATATTAGTTTCGATTCTTCAAGAATAATTGTCGTCGTCAAAGACGCTGGCGTTACTGGCAAAACATTCAAGTTGCTTTTATATAAAACAAAATAATGCAGAAGTAAAAAGTGACAACATCTACTTATATGGTGTAGCCCCTATTATATTACAGGCACATGGACTTAAGATTTCAATGGATACGCAAAGCTACCCATCCAGTTCGTCGGTCCTCCGCTGCCAAGAATATAATACAAACAAAATTGCCCATCCGTTGTTATATCAACTATAAACGGAGTTCCATCCTGATCCACCAACCTCACTCTTTGAAACATGGCAGCGGAAAATTCTGATGGAATTTTTACATATGCATTCAAGGCTCCTGCAGAAATGGCGGTCTGTTGCCTACCTCCTATGGTGCAAAATCCGACATTCCCCCTTTTTACTAAACTAACTTCCATTCCGTTCCATACTGCGATGTAGTCGGAATCGCTCTTTGCATTTAACGCACTAAGCTCCGACGCCATTTCCGCCCGGATCGTTTCCAGGGATGTCTCTTCCCAGTGGTCGGGCGTCCAGATTTCAGCAGTGGTAATATCTACCTTGGCTCGGTAGAGCTTATTGTCCTGAATCCGGGTTTCGCCCTTCTTATATGTCTTCGCCGGATCATAGGCATCCGTTACCATCTCTCTGGCTTCCTCGTCCTCTACCCGGCAATAAGAATCTTCGCCATCGTATACCCAGCCCTTGATGTTGGGTAATCTAGTAGTTGCAGGTGCTGTCGCCATAATTCATTCCTCCTTTTTACGAATGGATATAGTTTTTTTCATATCGGCCAATGCCTTCCGGCATGATCAACCAGTTACCTTTCTGGACGATCTCCAAAGTGCCTGTGATCTTGCTTCCATCTTTGGCATGGGCTGTAACGCCTTTAGCCAGCTTCTCAGGAGTAATCGTATCAGATGTAAGATCGAGCAGGACTTTGCCACAGTAACTAATTTTGTTTGCTGCCATATCTACTCACCCTCCTATCCGATAGTAACGGTTGTTCCCCCTGCAGTGTTCTCAGTCTCGGAATACGGGATCTTGCTGACAACAACAGAACCCAAAGCATCGTATCCGGTGTCAGCGGTGACCGTCTGCTCAGTTTTTCCCGGCGTCACTGTCTTTTTCTGGAGTTTTGCTGCTTCACCGGCATATGAACCTAGCACGCCTAAAATATTTACTCCCTGTTTAATATTTCCCGCAATCAGCTTGGCCTGCTCTGTCGATGAGATACCGACAGTACCCGTGCCGTCATGGAAGCCCATAGGAACCTTATACGCCCCAGCTTTTGTCGAGACGCTTCCTTTAACAGCCCCGTTGTTAGGCATGGTGCCAGTCACTTTCTTACCAGCCACATACCCTGTCTTCCCTTTCAAAATTTCAGCAGCCGCCGCTGTCGCGTCCGAAGTGTCAGCGTCATTGGTATTCGTACCAGTGATCGCAGCACCTGTTTTATCATGAGCTGTAACGCCCTCTTTCAGGTCAGCAGGGGTGACAGTATCACCCGTCAGATCCATCAGGGTTTCGCCGTAATACACAATTTTACTCTTCGCCATAATCTTCATTTCCTCCTATAATCACTGTAGTCCCGGATTCGTTGCTCACATCGTATCGCGGTACTTTTTTTACAGTTACGTTTTTTGACATTGCTTTTCCTTCCGTCTCCAGCACCTGCTCTGTCGTCTGCGGGGTGACGCTGTACGGGCCTGCATACGTAGACGTCGGCGGGTCACTGCCGCCTCGGATATGGAACCAGTTCTCCTCGCGGCTCGGGAGACGGTTTTCCTTGATATCGTCGATCTGTTCCTGTAGATTGCCGGCCGCATCTTGGCTGAGTTCCTCTTTTATGTGCTCAAACCAGGTTTCAAATAAAGCCTGCTGCCCCTTTTCGTAGTCACCCATGGTCTTTTCATATTCCGCATAGGTCCCCGCCACCTTTTCCTTATAGACCTCCATGTAGCTGTCAAACTGGGCCTGAAACTGCTGAAAATCGTATTCCTTGACTGTTCCTGTCACAATGCCGCACAGCTCTCTGTTGGCCCTGGTGTCCGTAATATCCGCCTGCAGAATTTTTACCGCGCCGTGTGTAACCCTGATCTGTGCTAATACACGCTGATCAATGCCGCTCTCCCTCTTCGGTACCGGCGCTTCCGGTTCGCTCGAATAGCCGCCTTTCACAACTTTTAAAATAAAATCCCGTTCCGTATCATTTCTTTCCACAACAATATTGTCAATTCTGTCATAGGTTGCATGGGCTGTCTCTATGGTCAACACCTGCGCTGTCTGAAAGAATTTTACTTTTCCGCCGATGTTGATGTAGCCGCCTGCCGCAGATACAGTCATATCGTTGTTGTCGGTCACCTGCATCTCCCCTTCGAAAACTCCGGTTGTGAAAAATTTTTTTAGCCAATACTCGAAGCTGTCAGCTCCATACACCCGATCATGGTTTTCACTGTCATAGAAAAATGCGTGATCGAGAATTCCACTTCCTTCCTGCGCCATTATGCATCACTCCAATCTATTTTTTCCGGAAGGGCATTACCGAACGTCGGAACAATCCTTCGCCCGCCATATTCATATATTTCCTGAATTTCCGTGATTCGCAGGTCTTCCGTGATACCCCAGGCTTTCTTTTTCACCGTAACCACATCCCCCAGATCATAATTAATCTGGTAACGGAAATTCTCATCCGCGCCGGTATCACACTCAAACGATGCTGAAATAACGGCTCCGTCCAGAGTTTCTCTGCCGCGCGTCTCTAGCGCTGCACGGTATTGTTCCGTGGTCATATTCTCACTCTGGATATCTTTTGCGTCCACGAACACTTCCCTCAGCTCCAGGCCGGAGGCAGAACCCACCTGTACATAGATTCTATCACTTCCCTCTCCTTCGCCGCCCACATACGCCACATTTTTGTACAGCTGGGCGTTTTCCCGGTAAATGGTATCATTCAGATTGTTATAACTTTCTGAAAAGATAACCCGGTTGTTGACGCCCTGGGACATGGTTCTGTCCGTTCCCCGGTACACTTCAAAATAAATTTTCTTCTCATTGAAATCCGGACGGAAGCGGAATCCCAGATTTGCGCTCCGTCCCAATTTTTCCTCGTATACCAGAAGATTTTTATACGTAGCCTGAAATTCCACTCTGTCCGAAAATGCCTGCAAAGCTCCCAGTTCTACCCGTGGAATCTCGGTGACTCCTTGCAGGAGCTGACGCATCGCTTCTTCCACTGTTCCATTGAAATATACGGTAGACTTTATCAGCCTCCGATCCATGTATGACGAAAGGAAACGACCTTTTACTGTGATCTCATTTCTACTATCACTCTCCTCCAGTTTTCTGTCCTCAATTACCGCGGCTTCTTTCTTTCCTTTCTTCCACAGCAGATTCCCGCGCCTTGTCAGCCGGAGATTGTCTGCTGTAATCGGAATGTGAAGTTCGCAGTCTCCCGGTTCAAAATACTTCCTGGTCCATATCAGAGAGGTCTGGTTCTCGACAATTCCCTGGAAATCCAGCTCGCTGTTATATACTCGAATTTCCATCCTACACCCCCAGATAACGGTAGCGGTAAGACACCTCCACCGTCATGTAATCATCGCCGCTTTCCGCCAGATACCCAAGCGTATTAGATCCGTGCTGCAACTGAATGAACTCGGAATCCTCTGATAAATACTCATTTACCTCTTTTTGTACGCCTCCGCGTATCAGATAGGCATGCTTATTATTCGTTTCTGTCGTAATTACCAGCTTGTCTCCTGCTGCCATCTCCATCTTTTTGCCCGATGTTCCCACGGTAATGGATTCTCCCTCTTCCACATGGTAAATGGACGGATTGACCACCGGGCCGGATGCCGTAATGACTATGGTAATTCCGATATTGTCGGCTGCAGATGTGTTATCAATCGTTTTGAGTTTCTCTTCGATTCTGGTTCCAAACTCTTCTCCTTCAGGCTGAAATTCATGTACAAATTCCCACAGAGCCTTCCACCCGGCCATCGTCACCGTCAAGTCGCTGGGGCCTCTGAAAAACGGATTTGGGCACAGCAGGCTTACTGTCGCCCGCCGCGCCCGGTTTTCTCCATCTATATCCACTGATTCCACATAATAGTCAATCGACCTGCTTTCCGCCGCTTCGTTCTCCAGGTACGTAAACACGCCTGCTGCCTTCGGCTTAAACAGGTTATACAAAATCATTCTGTTGGCCTGATGGTCTGCATCCGGCCGGTCCCGCAGGGTCAGCACAATGTTTCTCATCTGCGTGACAGAGCCCTGGTAGGTGGAGCCATCCGTCATCGTATTTTCACTGGACGTCACATTGTTCTGTACGGAATAGATACCGTCACAGCTTTCCAGCAAGAACGGGCTGAATGTGGAACTAAATACCACCTCCATTCCATCCTCATTGGTGCAAATTATTTTTCGCTTCATTTCTATACTCCTAACGCCAATACCAGATTTCTCGTTGCGTTCCGCGTCTGACGGGCTGTTTCAGAAGGACTAAGTTCTTTCGGACTGTAATTGTAAATGTTCTGTGTAAAGCCTCCTCTTCCCTGCTTTCCGTTGCTTCTGGCCAATTTTGACTTGGTTACCATACCCTGGCCCTGTTGAACCTTCATTGTGAGATCTGATTGGAAGACCCCAGTGGTTTCCTGTGCCAGCTCCTCCATTGCCTTTCCTATGCTTCCGCTGTTTTCGCGAATGCCAACCGCGATTCCTGCCGGAATCCATTTTCCGACTTCGTCACGCATGACCCGGGAAGGACTCTTAATTTTCAAAATCTTCTTGGCCGCATGCAAAGCACTGGACGCTGCTTCTTTGGCTGCGTCTGCAATCGCCCCCGCTCCGGATAAAATTCCGTTTTTAATACCGGAAATGATATTGGAGCCAATTTCCTTCCAGTCCACATTCGTGAATTCCTTCTTGATTCCGGAGACAATCGTCGGAATTTTGCTCAACAGATCTGGAACAGCTCGAATCAGGCCCGCTGCAAGCTGGCCGATGAGTTCAATTCCTTTCTGCAGAAATTCCGGCGCATGCTTTCCTGTTGTCTGTACAAGCTGTATGATCACTTTCGTCATGGCAAGAATGATAGACGGAATACTATCAATCAGGCCCTGCGTCAGATTTCCTACCAGCTTTACACCGGCCTGCAAAATCGTCGGTAAATTTTTCATTACCACCGCCAGCAGTTCGCTTATCAGCTTTCCACCGCCTTCTATCACAGTCGGTAAGTTGTTCAACATTCCCAGCGCCAAGTTGCTTACAAGCTCTACACCGCTGTCCAATACCTGAGGCATCTTGCTTTCAATGGACCCTGCGACAGCCTGAATAATACTGTCGTCTGCTCCTAAAATATCCTGGCTGCTCTGAAACAGATTTTCCTGAAGTACCGTGACCAGTTCTCTGGCAGCGCCGCCCCAGTCCACCTGCCTGGCCGCGTAGATGATCCCCTTCGGCAGTGTCTTGACAATATTCAGTCCCATCGGAACCAGATTCTTGTTGAAGAATGTAATGGCGCTGTCGCACAGCTCCTGCATGGCAGGTCCCACATTTTCACCCAGGGCCAGATTTCCCAACACATTTGTAAAGGCAGACTTCACAGAAGCCAGCGAACCGGAAAGCGTCGTAGCTGCCTCCTTCGCCGTCGTCCCGGTGATATCCAGTTCTCCCTGGATAACATGAATTGCCTCGTACACATCCGACAAATTATCCAGATCGTATTTCACTCCGGTTATCTTCTGTGCATCCTTCAGCAGCCGCTCCATTTCCGACTTTGTTCCACCGTAGCCCAGCTTCAGATTATCGAGCATTGTGTAGTTCTGCTTGGCGAAGCCCTGGTAAGCGTTCTGGATACTGCTCATGTCCGTGCCCATCTTGTTGGCATTGTCTGACATGTCGGTGATGGCCATATCGGTGATTTTGGCCGCTTTCTCTGTATCGCCACCCAATCCCTGAAGCAGGGACGCCGCGAAGCCCGTGGCCGTCTCCATATAGGCGTTGGCCGAAAGCCCTGCGGTCTTATATGCCTTTGTCGCATATGCTTTCACCGAATCCGCGCTGTCTTTGAACAGAGTCTCAATACCGCCGATACTCTGCTCCAGAGCTGCTCCTTCGGTGATAGACGCTGATATGGCTTTTCCGATTCCGGCTGCGGCCAATGCCTTCGTTGCCGTACTGATCAAGGTTTTTCCCAGGGAACTTCCTGCCGATTTACCTGCTTCCGCCGGATCATTTCCAAGCGCCTGACCAATCTTTCCCTTAATACCTTCCGCCGACGGGATAATCTGCACATACGCTTTCGCCAGCTCTGTCGCCATCAGTCCTCACCTCCCATGATCGCCGCACGCGCCTTTTCAAATTCTTCCGCGGTGTCATACGCCTCCAGTTCCCCTTCGTCCTGTTTTCCTGTAAGCAGATCCACAATCGAACCGGGACGATTTTTCCCTGTCTCGGCGTCTTCCGTCTTACTCCACACCAGAAAACTGAGTCTGTCTACCGCCGCTGCCAGAAGCAGCACCTCCGGCTGAACCGCAATTCCGGACAGTTTCATTTTGATTCTGGAATCATCCCTCAGTCCGGCCGCAAGCACTGCCGCTGTCTGGACCGGCAGTGCCCTCATATCCAGGACGCCATACGTTTCCGCGAAATCGCACAGCAACGCATTTCTGTCTGTCGCCATCATACCGGCGAGGGTTGTCAGTTTTTTCCCTGATCATCAAAGGCTGCGAAGATTTCTTCAATCGCATGGCTGATCTCGTTTAACGGCACTCTGCCGTCCTCCGTCCGGACTGAATCATACAGGGCTTTTCTCTGCTTCTTACCCAAAAGCAGTTTGGTAACCTTGGAAATCCCCAGAGGGTCGTCATCGTCCTTCATTTCAGCCAGAGCGTCCACCAACTCCATGTTGTCTATCACATTTTCGTCCACCTCTACGGCAAATCCGTTGTTCAACACAATCTGCTTCATTATTCCGCTCCCTTCGCACTGATGTACTCATAATGAGTCTGGCCGGACTCATCCGGAACGGTACTGAGTGTGGTTTCATACCCTACCGGATCCCCATCATTATAGACTACCTCGCCTACCTCTGTAACTTTGGCGCTGGGAATTACGATTCTCTTCAGGACACCGCCTTTCATGACCATATCCACCACCCAGGAGCATTCCTCCTGTTCCTCACTGTTGGCCTTAATCGTAATACCCGTTTCCAGTGTTCCAGTCACATTGCCGTCTCCATATACCGCCTTCAGTACCTCCACATTCAGCGCCTCAATGAGCTTAAACTTGAAGGTATCCTCTTTTTCCGTCATCGTATGAAGTACAGTATCGCTGCCCCAGGCTTTCACCTTGTCATAACTGGGCGAGTTGGTATTGCTCAGTCCATCCTCTGAACAATATCCCAGATTCTTGAATGCCTCGTCCAGCGCTGTCTTTGCGTCTGTCGGCAGCGCCGTACCAAGCGGAGCGCGGAATACCGCGCCGCCCGTCTTCGGCTTTCCGGTCGTCACATTTTTTGCTTTCATGTCTTTCCTCCTGTAAAATCAGAAAAATACCAGGTCATATACGGCCTGATATCGGTAACGCTTTGTCTGCGTGTCTGTGAAATTGTAATCTGTATTGAGCTCGGCCTGGCTGATGGAATCCAGCTCCACGATGTCCTCCATTGCGTCCTTCACCTGCTCATTCAGCTCCGCCGCCTGAAGAAGCGTCTCTCCGTAGGACTGCAGCGCCAGCATCGCCGAATTGATATAATTCTTTCTCCCGCTGCCTGTCTTCTCAATGATGACATACTGCTTGGGCGGCTTTTCTGGTTCCTCCATGTAGACCGGCACATCCAGCTTATCCGAAAGGTAATCCAATACCGTTGTCTCAATCATCGCTTACTCCCTTCACCGCCTTCAGAACCGTATTTTTTAACAGGTTTTCCCGCTTCGCTTTCCGGTTCACTGCCGCAATGGATGCGTTTACACGGTTCTTCCCTTTCTGGTAGGATACTTCGTATCCGTCTCCAAGCTTTGCCTTCGCTTTATAGGCATATTCTTTGCATACGTCCATCATCTCCGCGGACTGCAGCAGCTCCCGGACTCCCTTCCGATTCAGTTCGATTTTGTACTGCACCTTTTTAGCCATACCGTTCCACCGTCACCTTCTTATTCCACTGAAGCGGAAGCAGCGCTTCTATGCCTTGCACCGGCAGCCCTACGGTACGCCACTTCTCACCGAAGAATTCCACCGTCCGGTCTTCCCAGACATGGGTGTCGCCTTTCGGTATTGCCAGTGTATACACTGCTTTCTTCCCGCTGAGATTCGTGGTCTCCAGCACATCTTCCCCGGATACCGGAGCTATCAGGACATTTTCCACCGTTACCGGTGTTTCTCTGTATATTGGCCGGTGAAATGCATCCTCGCCGATCTGTTCCTTCTCATACAGCAGAATCGGTATCCCCTTTAATCTCATAAATTTCTCTCACTCCCATCCGCTGTCTACGAAGCCCCAGTCTGGCCAGCTCGGACTTTTTGATAAATAGGCCGCCGCCCGGCACCAGGTACGTACCGGAAACGGAATATCCCAGCGCCGACTCTGACATCTGAGACAGGGGCTCTCCGTCTGTGGAAGTCATCAGCGTCCTGGCCGCCACATCGACCGTTACGGATTTCACCACATTGGCCAGAATCGGCGTCTGTTCCATCATGGCGTCCAGATCCTTTCCGACCTTGACCGCTTCATACCGGAGGCTGTCCGAGATCACCGGTAGGAGCTGTTCTGCCCGCTCCTGTTCTGACGGCGACATAGGCCGCCATAATGCGGCCATTTCCTTCATCGTCGCAAACGGTTTCATTACGCATCCCCTGCCTTTTTACCCCGCTTCCTTGCAGGCTTTTCTGGAATCTCTTCCTCTTCTTCGTCAAAAGGCGTCTCTTCATCCGCTTCGTCCATTGCGTCCGTTACTTCTACCCAGTTACCGCCACTGACGATAGAGGCTGTCTCAATGACAGCCCCCGTCTTCGTATTTTTATACTTCATCCTACGCCTCCTCTGCAATGCGGGCAAACGCCTCCGGAACCAGGATAGCCCAGCCCAGATAGAGCTCCGCGCGGATGTACACCTGATTGTAGCCCTTCAGGTCCTTGCCGGAATTATCCGGATCACCATACTCGATGATTTCCAGCGGAATCTCCTTGGAATAGCCCCACTTGAAGCCGCTCTGGAAGTCTCCAACAATCGCGTGATCTTTGGCTGTGGCAGCGCCGGACACGGTGTTATTCACATCGCAGGCCATTCCATTGAAGGTGCTCGGGGATGCCCCAAAAGAGAATTCCGGATACTGCTTGATGCCGTTGGCTTTTACCTTCGCCATAGCAGCGCCGAAGGTCTTGGACAGCGCCAGACCGTTCACATCCCATTCGGAACCGTCTACCAGAGCAATCGCCGCCTCCAGGTTCTCATCCGGTGTTTCCCCCGCATAAGTCACCTTCTGAGTAACCTTGGCGTCAAAGTGATTAGTTCCCACTACAGCGGATGCTGCCTTAGTTCTCGGATTCAGGCCGTGCATCGCCGCAAGGTCCAGGCCCTTTGCCACCTTCTTCGCAAAGCCGTCATTGAATGCGGTCAGAATATCGATCTGCGCCTCCTCTGTCGCATACATAAACTCATTGGATACTCTTGCGCCGTACTCAAACTTAATCGGCACAATGGATACCGGCTCCAGGGTGATGCCACCCTCGGTCTTCTTACCGCCCTCCGCCACGATATCAATATCGTTGTCCATAGAGAACACGAACTCCTTCAGACCGTTAAAGGGAATCGGAGTCTGCGCGCACAACGCTGCCAGAGAGGACTTCCCTCTTACCTTGGTCATCAGATCCGTTACCAGTGTCTGGTCAAATAAATTTCCTCTGTTTGTTGCCATACTTTTTATTCTCCTTTCATACCTGCGAGCATTTTCTTAATTGCCGCACGTTTTCCATCTACGCCGTCTTCCGGTTCTGTCGATGCCAGAGGCACTCTTCTTCCAGATGCCTTCAGAAATTTTGACATACTTTCTGCATCCTTTTTAATAGCTTCCTCATTATCGCCGGACAGGCGCCCCGCCAGTTCATAGGGGATTCCGTTTTCATGGGCGATTCTCATTTTTACCGAGCTGGTCTCGTAACCCTTCACTTTCCCCTGCAGCTCCTCAAGCTGCTTTTTGTAGCCGGGTGTCTTATCGTCACCGTCTACCGCTTTTTTGTAGTCTGCAATCGCCGCTTCATACCCGTCTGTTTTCTTTTTCAGCTCATCGTACTCCTCAGCCTTCTTTTTGTAATCTTCAAAGCCTGCGAACTTTTCCCGTTCTCTTTCCAGGCGATCCTTGATCACGCCATCCAGCTGCTCCTGCGTTGTAATTGCTTCAAATGCCATCCTGTTGCTCCTTTCCCCCACTTAACCCGGTGGTATCGGTAATTTTTATATTAAAAAACCACCCTTTCAGGCGGCTTCTAATAACGTACTCTCTGTTTTTTCCTGACCTCTTTGGTCGTACTACAGGCCCAATATGCCAGAATCACACTGTCCAGCAGCGCAATCTCAATTCCTTCCTTCTGCGCTTTGTAGCCGAAACCGCCATTGGTTCCAATGGCTCTTTTCTCACAGTTTCCGACCGCATTTACCAGGGACGGCTGTCCCATGTGACGGATATTGTCCTGGAACAAGCCCTGCTCAAATGCTGTATTCGCCGCAATGATCTCTTTTACCGTAGGCAGCACCGGACTTTTCAGTCCGTACTCTTTCATATCAGCTTCCAGAAGCTGCTGGCCATTGGCTCCATCCACCACGACCTTCCTGGCCTTCCACGCGGTCAGGTACTTGAGTATCCACCCGGTTCCGGCCCGCACCTCGCGGCAGTCTATGACTTCCACGAATATCTTTCCTTCTGTGGTTCTGACCGCCACCGACATAGCCACATTGTTACCATCGTGGCCATACTTGATACCCACAAACAGGGAACCTGTCAGTTCCGGCTTCTTTCCTGCTTTCAGTTCTTCCCACTCGGCCTTGCTGATTGCTGACTTCTGATTGTAGCGGATCCAGTAGCCCAGACGCTGGATATTAAAATCGATGGTATCTGAACCAATCTCATCCAGAATCTTTCTTTCTGTCAGGACTACGCCCAGGGATGGGTTCGTTTCATACCAGGCCTCCCGGTCCTTCGGATCCGTTTCTCTTTCCACGGACCACTCGGCCCATCCGGCATTGGTATTCCCGCCTTCCAGTGTCTTTTCCCGGAATTTCGTAAATACGGTACCGGAGCTGACCGCTGTCGGCGGCGTTCCACAGAAGATGGTCTGTGGGTTCTGGCTGTCTGATACCACGTATTTCAGCGCTGTCTCCTGATCATCCTGGTACTCCTGGGCTTCATCGATGATCAGCAGGTCGTAGCCTTCTCCCAGGCCGCCTTTGGATGTTCTGGTCCGGAACTCAATACATCCGTCTCCCTGCACCTCGATACGCTCTTTTCCCATGGCCTTATATGAAGAAACGACCTTTACCCCTGCCTTTTCAAGCAGTTTTAAAAGTCGTTCCCATGCGCTGTGTGTAGTTGTCGCTCTGTGAGCTGTATGGAGAATATGCTCTCCAATCTTCAGGCCAAACATTTCCCGTATCGCTACGATTTCATTTTTACCGTTTCTTCGGGAAACGGAATAGCCGTATTTCGTATGGACCCATAAGCCCTCCTCGTTGTATGCCAGGATATCCGAAAGAAGTAGCTCCTGCCACTCCTGGGCGGTTTTCCCGGTCGCATTGTATAAATCAATGGCTTCCTGCCCGCGGGTCGAAGTATAGGGCAGCACAACCGATTGTGTAGGTGTCTGGCGTCCTCTCCTTACCTCTCCCATCTTATCACCTGTTTACTGTCCCGGACATCTCGGTGGCAGGGTCTTATAGAGTTCTTCTTCCGTTTTGTACATCTTTGGAAAAATTTTGTTCAAATGCTCTATGACTTCCTTGTCCGGCTTCAAATTCATGAAGGTCAAACGCTGTCGTTTGTATTCCTCATAGTTATCAATCGCAAGTAGTCTCTCCTTATCGGTCATTCTACCGCCTCCTTAATCATTTCATAGAAATCAGGAAATTCATTCCGTAATCTATCAGGATTCTGTATGTACTCACGAAACGGCTCTGAGGCGAATTCTTGCAGTAACTCAGATTTTATGTTCCAGTCTTCGTCATAAATTTCTGACCAATCTGTCACATACAATCTACCTTGATATTCTGACACCCACTTCTCACTTTTAAGCAGACAGATTTCCCTTGCTACTCCATTCGCATCATAATAAATCTCTGACTCAATACATCCAGGCGGAAAACTTTTCAGGTATTCTTTTTTCATTTTCTCTACCTTTTCACTATCCAGTAGTTTATTTTCCACCAAATGCCCGATTTCATGTATTACAGCGTCCTGATTCGCTCCCTTGGCCACATACAGTATATCATGATTATAATCATACTGACTAGCCCCGGGTTTTCCAACCTCCACCACGGTATCCTTCATGGCCTGCTGCACCTTTACCGGAACCATGCTCACGGACCGATTGACCAGCAGCCTCTCTCTGGTATTATTTTGCCCTTTGGCGTAATCACGCACCAGATACTCAGCCTTTCTCCTGACCGCCTGCTCACTTAACCGCTTTCTTTGCTCGATTTTCACCGGATTCTGCCCATATTTCCACTGTTTTGACCAGACATCCTGCCTTTTTGTACCTCCCGGATCATATTCGACCGTGCAGTTGCAGTTATCATGCCGCCGATACACATCCTTCGGGACATCCGGATAGGAATAGGTTCCCGCCATCCTGCTGCACCAGGCACAGCAGTGTCCGGAGCTCTTCCGGATGATTTTCGGCTTCAGACCCGCCTTGTGGTGGAATTCCGCATTGGCCCGGACCGACTCATCCACAATCTTCTGAGCGAACGTCTTCACCGGGGCGTCCAGAATCCATTTCACAGCATCGAACTGTTCCTCCGAGGATACCCGGTTCACAATTCCGTCTATGGCGTCCTGGTTCACCGCCGGTCTGACCGCCTTTAAACCCAGCCCTGCGTTTTTGTTCAGAATCTCCTGCGCCGCCTCAGCGCAATCCGCCACATGCTCATAATTCTCTTTCATCGTAGGATCCAGGACCCGAAGAGCAATATTGTAATACATCTTTCCGTCCGGAAGAACCTCGGAAGAAAGCTGATTCTGATACACGGCCGCCAGAATCTCTCCCAGCTCCCGCGCCGCCCTGGCTGCTCCCGCATAATCCGCTTTTTCCGCCTTTCTGGCCTGCTCATATTCCGCGAGTACCTTGCTTTCCTGTATCCGCCGCCGATACTCCTCCTGAATCTGCTTCAATAAGCCCGGCGCCACATCTTCCATGCGCTACACTCCCTCTCCGGTGCCTGCTGCCGGCAGGCTGCTGGCGTCTATCCCTGTCAGATCCCGCAGGTTGTCTTTGTTGAAATACCCCGGAACTGCTTGGTTGATTTTAATCGCGCCATCGCCAATCAGCGACAGCATAGCGGAATCTGGTTCAAATACCGGCTCCCATACAGGCTTTGTCTCGTAGACCTGATTTCTGTAATACGGATATTCATCCCGCAGGCACGCCGCCAGGTATCCGACATTCAGAAATCCGCTTCCGAAGGTTCTCTGCGCCTTTCTGGCTGCCAGGCGGAGATTCTCATGGGATGCCTTGATGGCCTCGGCGCTGGCCGGATTTTCGGTGGCAAACCCCAGATCATCCAGAGTCAGACCCGTCTCTCCGGCGAACAGCGCCGCGAACATCCGAAGCTGTTCTGTGTGCGGCGACATGGACTGCTGAGTAAACTGCCCCAGCTGCGGGACATTGCCGTCCTCGTCTCTGCCGATATCCAGGAGACTGGACATACTGGCCTGCCATTTATCCATCTGCTCTACATCATCGGACATACCCAGCACATACTTCTGCGGGAAGGAATAGAATTCTGCCGAAATCTCCGAACGCTTCACTGTACGGAGCGCTGACCCTACAATCGACATACAGGCCCGGCTGATTCTGGAATGTCCAAAGGCTCGCTTGGCATCCGGCCTGTGAATAATCGGCACCAGAAGAGGCGCCGGGGTTGGATTTCCCTCTATGTCGATGAAGCTCACCCCTTTTCGGTAATAAACCGTCTCCTCCGCTGTAAAATAGGCTTCCAGTGAAGGACTTCCCCCGTCGTCACGCTCCAGAACAGCATATCCTTCCTGCAGGAGTCCGGTAATCGGATTGATAATTCCGGTCGCATTTCCACCGTCAATCACCTGCAGCCGCGGGAAATTGTCTTCACCTACCGAAATGTAGATAAAGCAGCATGAGGAAATCATGGCCGACAGTACCGCGCTGTCAAACAGCACATCCGGATTATTCATCCGGAATATTTCGTTCATGTCAAAATCGTCGTTCTGGAACTCCCGGAATACCAGCCGGTCTGCCAGGGAATCCACGGCCTTTCCGCACCAGCCCAGAACTGAATTGAAGCTCCGCAGTTCCGGCGGCGTCGATATGCCGAAGTCCCGCATGGCGTTTTTCATTTCATAATAACGGTACCGCGTATTCACACGGCCTCTTTTTATGCTCAATTTCTTCCGGAGATACCCGATCCCCTTATATTCTGCCATCAAAAATCCTTCCTTTCCCGGCCGTTCTTTTTCCGCGTGTGTTTTTTTTCGCAGTGACGGCGTGAACTACAGGCGCCCGAATGGAGGGGGAGGTATGCCCCCCTACTTTGACCGGTAGTTC